CAGCGAGCTTCCAGCCGGTGATCTGCTCAGCCTTGGCGGCGGCGGCGTACAGGGCGAGCAACTGCTCGTCGTGCAACCGCTCGGGGGTGTGGGTGTTGGTCATGGGAGCGATGATAGCAGCATCATTCAACGATGCGTCACAACCCTCCTCCCCCCGGGCGGCGGTGACCGTGCCGCCCGGGAGGTTGGTGGGGGTGCTCACGACTGCGCCCAGTCCATGAGGGCGCCGAGCATGTCGGTCTCCGAGAAGACCTCGCCCGCCTTGCCGTCGAGAAGCTCGCCGACGACCTTCGCCTTGCTGTTGAGGATCCCGCAGAGCACCTCGTCGATCGTGCTCTCGCCGTTGGCGGCGACCAGACCGTGGCTGATGACCAACTCGGTCTGACCGATGCGGTCGGCACGGGCCTCGGCCTGGGCGTAGTCGGTGGGGGTCCAGGGGAACTCGGCGAAGACGACCTGATTGGCGGCGGTCAGCGTGTGGCCGGTGCCGCCCGCCTTGATGTTCAGGACGATGACCTGATCGGTGCCAGCCTGGAACCGAGCCTTGGCCTCCTCGACGGCCTCGACCTTGTCGCCGCCCATGATCGTGCGAGCGCCGAACGCCTCGGCGATCGCCTTGACGACTGAGGTGTGCCATGCGAAGACGATGACCTGCTCGCCGTTGTCGACGAGGTTCTTGACGTAGTCGATCGTCCCGGCGACCTTGGCCTGCCCGGCGAGGCGGCGGAGCGCACCAAGCTGCACGAGCGCCTCGGCCCGCATGCTGCGCTCGGTCTTCTCCTCGGCGTAGCGCTCGGCCTCGTCCATGTCCATGCCCTCTTCGAGGGCGATCTCCTCGTGGTGATCGAGGAGGTAGGTGCGCAGCTTGTCGCGAGCGACCTTGTACTCGACGGCGGCGGGGCCACGCATCTCGATGGCGGCGGTCTGGCGAGCGACACCCTTCGGCGCCCGGTCGCCCATCTGCGCCCGAACCTGATCGAACGTCAGGCGGCAGTAGCACGAGTCGAGGAGACGCTCGTGAAGCTCAACCATGTTGCGGGCCTCACGGTCGAACCGGTTGATCTTCGGGTAGTAGCGGTCGAGAAACCCGAACACGTCGCCGAACAGGCCGTCCATGACGTTGAGGATCTGCAACTGCGGCGCCGCCTCGTCGGGCGTGTTCATGATGAACGTGCCGGAGAGGAGGAGCACGAGGGCGTCGGCGGGCAGCCACCGAGCGATCTGCTGCATCGCCTTCGTGCGCTGAGCGGTGCGGCTCTTGAAGTTCTGCGACTCATCGATCACGAGGCTCGTGAACCCGGCGGCGATGAGCGTCTTCTCCCAGTCCTTGACGACCGAGTGACCGATGATCACGACGTCGGTGTTCGGCACCTCGGTGGGCTTCGTGCCGCGCACCGTGGCGACGGTGAGGTGAGGAGCGAACTGCTTGAACTCACGCACCCAGTTGAGGAGCAGGCTCGGGGGGCAGACGACGAGCGTCTTGATGGCGCCCGTGCGAGCCTTCTCGGCCGACAGGGCGGTGATCGCCTGGATCGTCTTGCCGAGTCCCATGCCGTGCCCGATGACGGTGCGGCGAGCGGCGAGGGCGTAGACGACGCCAGCCTTCTGGTAGGGGAACAGTTCCACGCCGGGGGCGAGGAGCGTCGTGGTGTCGAAGGCTGCGTCGATCGCCTTCGCGAGCGGGGTCAGGCCGGTGACGACGTCGTGCTGCTCGCCCATGAGGTGCGGCAGCACGATGTCGGCGAAGGCGCCGAGCGTGGTGCGGTAGTTGGTGGTGGTCACAGGAGTGATGATAGCAGCAGTAGGAGGGAGTTGTGCAACATCGTTCGACATCTTCACACCAACTCCTCGCCCCGTGCCCGGGCCTCCTCGATCAGCCGCCTGACCTCGGCGCGCTCCTCGTCGGAGACGACGTAGCCGAGCTTGTCGCGACAGGTCGGGCCGAACCCGGTGACCTTGCTGAGCGTGACGGAGAGATCCTCACCGCAGCGACCGCAGATCTTCATCTCACGGGCGAACATCTGCATCGACTCGACGTTGCCCATCGCTCGCACCATGGCCACTGCCTTCTCGACCCAGGTGTTCGAGATGGCGAAGTCGTTGCCGCCACCGGCCACGAGGCGCACGATCCGCTGCCCCTTCTTCTCGGGGTTGTAGAAGCCCTTGTTGGTGGCCACCGTGAAGTACCACACGTCGGACTCGCCGGACGTGGCGGGGATGGCGTAGTTGCCGTCTTCGAGGTCGCCGACGATCTCGGTCAGAGCGTGCTTCTTCGGCTCCGGCGTACCGGTCTGGCACTCGCCGTCGAGGTGCTCGGTGCCCCAGTTGCCCTTGCTGCCCGTGAGGTAGCCAGCGCCTGCAGCGACCTCGTGGCCGCACTTGATGCACTTGCCTGCGTAGCTGTTGCTGCGACGGCTCATGTCACGGTTGCTCGGGGCGGCGGCGGTAGCCGTGGCCACCGGAGCGACGACGTCGACCGGGATGGAGAGGAGGCGGTCGATCAGGCCGGAGGCGCCTGTCGAGGTGAGGCGCTTGGACTCGATCACCCGCATGAAGGCGTCGACCCCCTCGGGCGCCTGGGAGGCGCGCTCGTCGAGGAGACGGCGGATGAAGCCGAACTGCTTGGAGGATGCTTGTTTGGTCACGACAGGGATGATAGCAGCATCGTTCAACGACGTGCAACATCTAGGGAAGATCTACTCATGCTGTCGATCGTAGAGAAGGGGTGTCACAGCGTTGTTTGACATCTCGTGACGGAGCGTTCCTTGAAGGGGGTGTGAAGCACGAGACGATCGACATCATCCTCTTCCACGACCCGCAGACGGACGGCTACGAGGTGTCCGCCCGCATCGGCACGAGGGAGGTGTTCCTCCGCCGGTTCACCGCCTCGGACGCAGCCGCCGGGACGGCTGCGGCGTTCATGGCCCGGTGGGTCCGCGACCGTGGCTTCGAGTTCTGCCTCGGCTCGGGGCGGCGGGTCGACCAGGCTCAGCGGACGGGGGCGTGCCTGCTGCGGCTGCCATGCGAGCGACGGCAGTGAGGCGTGCCGGGCCTCCGTCGCTGGTTCCCCCCGGCGGAGAGGGGCGTCCGAGACGCCGACGACCCGACACGCCGAGCCGACGCCGGAGGCCGTGCTCACCCGTGGTCCGCCGTCAGATCGCTGCGAAATCTGAAAGGGGGGTCTCTCGGAAATCGCGATTGGAAATCGCCGTCTAGCCACAGAGTACCAAACGGCCTATAGTCGACCTCGACGCTTCATCGGATTCTATGGAGTGCTCACCATTGTCTCCGAGAGCGGGGCCGTCCGTAGGGCGGTCTCGCTTCGCGTCTGAGCTACGTTCGAACGATGTACGTGATCCGTTGCGAGGACCGCTACGGCGGGCGGTGGTGCCGGATCTGTGGAACCTGCCAGTGCCGCCAGCGCGACGGGCTACGTCACGACTGGGCGCCACGAGGCACTAACGCCGGGTGCCCGCTGCACGACGGCAACGGGCACGGACGGCAAGTACGGCTCCGGCGAGGAGCATCCTCCCTCTCAGCGAGCAGTAGAGAGGATGCCTCGTCCGCCGTGTTGGAGCAAAGCTACACCGGGTGGGAGTAGCTCAGCCCAGGATTCCGGCGCGTCCCTTGCCCGCTTCCTCGGCGGCGATGACGGCCTCTTCCTGATCGGGGTGAGCGGCGATGTAGTCGAGCACCTCGGCGACCGTGTGGGCGCCCGGGTCGTAGGCGCCGTCGGCACCCTCATCGCCCTCGACGGCCTCGCCCTCCTCGCCGGGAGCCTTCATGTCGAACGTCGTCTTGACCCCCAGGTTCTCACGAGCCTTCAACTCACCCGTGCGGAAGTCGTCGGACATCGGCGGCTCGGGCCACGCCGTGCCGGACTCGGCAGCCTGGGACATGGCGTTGCCCGTGGCGTTGTCGAGGGCCACGTTGTCCTCAGGGCCGGGGCCAGGCTCGGGGACGCCTTCGTCACCGGCCGTGACGATCGTCGGATCGTTGGCCGCTGGGCCGAGCACCGCCCGGTTGTAGGCCGCACCGGAATGCACCTCGTCGAGGGACTCGGCCTCCTCGGTGTTGACCGGATCTGGTGCAGTGTCGTAGTCGCGCTCGCGAAGCTCAGGACTCGTGGTGTGGGCGACGGGCAGTGCCTCGTCATCAACCTCGGTGTCGTCTTCGATGACGGTCTCGTCGGGCATGTCGTGCTCCTTGTTGTCAGCCTCTCCTCGATCGTAGTTCCCCGCAATTTGGAGAGGGGGTGGTCGCGGAATCGCGATTCGAAATCGACATACCCCGTTACGGGGGGTCAGTCAGCCGGAGTGATTGCTATCGACCACGTCGGCGTCCCAGGCGTGAGCGAGCACATGGTCGCTCGGGACGGGCTGGGGGAGTGCCTGATTGCCCTTGGCCATCGCCCCACCGAAGATCGAAGCGAGGATCCCAGTGCCGCCTGCCGACTCGGTCGAGGTGATCGTCAACGAAGCTCGCTGCTCGTTCTGGCGAGCTTGCGACTCGGCCTGGGAGAAGAACCGGTCCATCTCCTTGCCGAGACGAGGATCTAGTTCGCCACCTGCAGCTTCCTCGGCGTGGCGCATGAACAGGATCCGCTGCCACTGGATCTCGTGAACGAGTTGCTGAGCGTCGCGCATCTGCTTGTTGGTGCGGATCTCGACCGGGATGGCGTAGGCGCACGAGGCGTCCTGCTCGTAGCCGGGGCACGAGTGAGAGATGAAGCAGCCGTTGCACTGGCGCAGTGCGTTGGTCGACGTACGTGCGACGTTGCCGTGTCCGTTGACCTCGAAGCCCGCCAGCACCGGCAGGAGCACACGGTTACGTGGGCGCGGTTCTGAGCGTGCGATAGCAATGGCGCCCCCCGGTTCGGACACGGTTGTGTCACCGTTCGTGTGCGGCGCGGTAGCAATTACCGTCTCGTACATCCGCCACGAGGCGATGGAGAGGCGCACCATCTCGTCGACATCGCCCTCCTTCAACTTCGTGGGGTCGCAGCCCATGTTGTTGATCTGGCCGATGGCGTTGTCGACCGCAGCGCTACGTGCCGTGCGCGGGAACTTGCGCACCTTCTTGCCGTCCCACACCTGTAGCTCGCGGTGCTTCTGCGTGGCGATCCACCCGGCGACGATGGGGTCGGTGATGCACGGCTGAGCGAGCGCTTCGATCTTCGAGGTGGCGCAGTAGAGCTTGACCGACGGGTTGCGGG